GACGAATCCTACTTGCAACTTGTCTCGAATCTCCGTCAGCACTCTGAGGATGTCGCTGAGTTGCTGGTTGTCGCCCCCGCCACCACCGGGCCGCAGTCCGGCCACGCCCGGATCGAATCCACCCTCCGCCCCGAAAGGCGCGTTCGCTTGACCGGCCTGTTCCATCTGCTGCAAACCCTGGTAGGCCGCCATCGTCTGCGAGTACCGACGACGCGACATCCCCAAGGAACGCCGGGAAGGCATCGGCGGCAAGCGGCTCGGCCGCAACGTCAAGTCTTCCGGCTTGGGTAGCGCGGCCTCGCCCTTCTTGGCACCGTCCAACTGTACCGGCCCCACATCTCCGCCCATCACCATCGGCTGGGTCTGTGGCATCGGCCCGCTGAGCGTGTCCCGCTGCAAGGATGCGTCTATTTGCCCAGCCACGTCGCCCAGGCTACCGGAATATCCCGGATCGAAGGCCGGCAGGTCTTCTTCTTCGTCGTCTAGCACGATCCGGTCTCCGGCCATAGGGTCACGCCGGCCGGCGTCACGATCTGCCCTTCCGCCGTGCCGTAGTACCCGAACCACGTTCCTTGAATCGTCGCCTCGATCCCCACGGCCCGCCCGTCCGGTCCCGCAATCTCCACCACCGCCAGAACCTTGTCGACGTAGATGTAGTCGATCAGCCACGATTGCGTAACCGACACCTGAAGGGCCAGCGTCACAAAGGTGTTTTCTTCCGGCAGGTCGTCGAAGTCGTCGAAGTAGCACCGGAGCACTACCGAGCCTCGATACGGCCCCACCACGCGATTCGTGTGTCCTGCCGTGCTGCTGTCGTTGTACTCGGCAGGCGGCGACTCGAAAACGAACTTCGCTTGCCGGATGGCGAAGTCAACGCTGTCGATCGCGGCGTACAAGCCCTTGGCGCTGACTGGATTCGGCGTTCCGGCATCCGCCTCGCTGTAGGCCCCGCGCGTAAGCGCACCATCCCCAGCGAAGTAGATTTCGTGGTAGATCAGTTCGGCACCCTCCACGTTCCAGTTGACGCCGATGCCGACGCAGAGCGCGGAACCACTCACGCCCTTCCCATTGCCGACATCGCCGGTGAAGGTGAAGGCATCGCCGGGTAGTCTGGCCGGGGTATGCCCCACAGCAACGGCCACGCCCTGCCAGTCGTCGTTGCCGACCACACCCACCGGCCCGCCGCCGGAAGCAGAGCACCACACCGGCCCGCCGGGTTTGCCACTCTCCTCCATCTTCCAACTGCGCAGGCAGGTGATGCCGTCGATCGCCGCCCGTTCGCCTGTCTCGAATCCCATCGGTTCATCCTTCACTCAGGGAACTGCGGGTAAACCAGCAATCCGTCTCGCCCATCCATACCGTACTCCACCCGCGCAAGCCGCGATTGGCCCGCCGGTCGTCCAGGGTGCTCTGCGACTCCAGCGCCCGGCAACTCTTCACGTAAGTCGTGCCTATCCATTCCAGGTTCGCCATCGTCTCATCCCACCGACTCATGGCCCGGATGATCGACCAGATGACATCGTAGAGATGCTTCGTCTTCTGTCGGCCCGTGGCAATCTGAATCGCCCACTTGGCCGTGATCTGCGATTGGGCGCTGTCGGCAAAGAGGTTCGCGCGATAACCGAGCGGGATGATGCGAACCTCCGGTGTGTCCGCCGGGGCGATGTTCTCCTTCTCGGGCTGGGGCTTGTTCCTGTCGCGCTCGTCTTCGTACTTGATCCGGTTGCCCTTGGGCACGAGCGCGGCGAAGTCCGGGTCTGCAATGAGCAGATTCCAGAGCGCCGTGTCGATCTCGCGCAACGGGTTGAACATCTACTGCACCGCGTCAAGGAGAATCTTCTTGTCCCGAATCTCGTTTAGAATCATGTTCGCCCAGTTCAATCGGAAGGTGTACTGATGCAGGGCGATGCCGCTGCGCGGCTCTACGTCCTTGCAACCCCGCGCCTCATATAGCCAGACGCCCGCAAGTACCGCCGAGAGGTTCTCGATTGTGGTGGGCACGGCACTCGAACCATTCTTCAGTGAAACTCCGTATCCGCTGACCCGAGCCACGTCGTCGATTCTGGCGTCGGCCACGGCAATTGCTCGCGTGATTCGATTGGCGATCTTGGTGGTATCTTCGTCGCCATCGAGATCGGCCAACTGTTTGACGTTCTCGACACCGTACACGTCCTCGACATCGGCGCGGTCGCAGTAGGCCATCGTTCACCTCAAGGTTGATAAAGGTCGGCCAATCGAGTCGCATGGCGGCGTCCGCCCCGGCCAGCAATGCCGCACGGCAGGGCCACGGTGTCCGCCTCGCACGCCTTGTCGTAAGCCTGTTGCGCCAAGGCTTCCGCATCTCGCAGGGCCTTGGGGTTTCGCGTCAGCCGCTTCTCGCAGCACCGCTTGAAATAGCCCCAGACGTGTCGCTCCAAGTCGATCGGATCGCTGACTACGTAAGCCTTGCCGGTATAGGTGCCCATCGTAGTCTTGCTGACCATTGCCAACGCACTGGTGTAGGTGGCGATGATGTGTTCTTCGACAAAGGGGTTGTAGTTTTGTGCCGTGCCATCGAGTCCAGTCGGCTTGGTCGTGTTAGCGCTGATCCGCAACACGCTTCCCACCATAAACGCCGAGAAGGTCGTGCTTGTGCCGGTGATAGCCGTACCCGACGTGCCGATCGTGCCCGTGCCGTCGGCCGTCTCCTTGCCCGTGATCCGCAGGTCGCGCCGCCGCCGCCGGTACACGAAGTCCACGGGCATGGTCGTCGAGAAGGCGGGGTACAGGAACATCGCCAGACCCGCGCCTTTCGGATTCGGGCCGAGTGCGAAACACTGAAGTTCCGATGCGCTGCTGTCGTACTTGTGCAGGGCCTCGAACTCCTCCATCGAGACCTGGACGCCGAAGTTGCGGAAGGTATCCGTCATCGGCAAGGTGGTGTTCAGGAAGTCGTCGGGCAGCGCCAGCCACCGCTCGAAGATCATGTACGTCTCGTCGGTCAGCGTCTCGCCGGGATTGCGGATCGAATCCAGTACGACCACCGTGTCGCTGGTGCGGCTCGCCACGTCGCACACCACGCCGTTGACGAAGACGGAAGCATCGCCGGCCCAGGACGGCCAGGTCGAACCCGTCAGCGTCAGATTGCGCGTGGTCGTGTTGTACGATACCGTGCCGTCGTCCTGCGCGGCGTGCGCGAAGAGCCGGCCAGTCGCCTTCAGAAACGACCAGTCCCGATCCTGAGTCACCTCGTCGTAGGCGTCCAGGATGGCACGGCGCATCTGTGCGGGAGGCAGGCCCGTATTCTGCGCCTGTCCGAAATCGAACAGCGCATCAAGTGCGTCGCAGTAGGTTAGGTATCGCCTTGTCATGCTTCTTTTTCTTTCCTAGTGACCCGGCCATCTCTTTCTTCAGGGCAGCCTTGCGGTTCTCGAAGTCATCTTGACGCATCGCTGCAACGCCTTGTGCGGCACACTCACTGGCAATCTCGTTCTCCACCAAGTCATCGGCGACCTCGTAGGGTTTGTCGGTCACGATACTCGGGGCAGCAGCGCACTCCACGGCACCCTCACAACCCCATCCGCGCTTTCGACACTCCCGCTTCACATCCTCACGACTCGACACCCAGCAGTTCAATTGGTTGCTGAAGAAGCCGTTCGTCTGTTTGCCCTTCAGGAATGTCGTGTCGGTGTGAAGCGCCGGGGTCGGAAAACACCAGCGCAATAGATCGCCGCACTGCAGACAGATCAACTCAAGGCGTTCACCGGCAGGATGACGCTCTTCCTGACGATGCCCGCAGTTGCCGCACTCGTAGTTATAAGCCGGCATTGGAGGCTTCCTGTGGATTGGGAGGTTGTTGCCCTTGCTGTGGCTGGGGTTGCTGCTGTTGCTGCTGTTGTTGCTGAGCCTGCATTTGCATTTGCAGGGGCCGGAGCATCAGTTTATCGAGCGGCATCTCCAGGGCCTCCGACAAGATGCCCATAAGCCGGTTGAACGGCTCCGCCATGCCCGACCCCGCCAACTGCATGAAGAACGGTCCAAAGGTTTGCGAGAGCATCTGGGCGTCGGCCCGCAACTTCTGGCGGTTCTTCGCCTGCCCCGCGCCTACGGCGATGCTGTAAAGGAAATCCGCCGCAGCTTCGCGCGGGTCATCTGTGTTCAGCATTTGCGACCAGGCGGCAGCCAACGGACTCAATGCAACCCAATTTGGATCGTCGGTATTCGGTACGGGTTCCCCGAACATCGGGGCAATTGTGTCTGGCCCACAGTACAGTCGCAACGCTTGCGCGTCCTTTGCCGCCACATCCTTGTGCCACTTGAGCATCGTCGCCCGGTACGCCTGGGGCCGGCTCATCGCCGCTTCTGCCCGACCCTGGTATTCCGACGATGAGCGAATCTGCCGCTCCATTTCCCCGCCCGTCATCAGCGGCGTCATCGCGGTCACGTCCTCGAAGCGACGCTCGGCAATCTGAATGATCTTCCAGATGTCGATGTTCAAGGGCTGGAACTGAACTTGATGTACGAGTTTCGGGATGTCGATTCCCGGCTCGCCTTCGACCGCAATTACCGGCACACCGCTCTGGTCGAGAAAAGCCTCTTTCGCCGCCTCCTCCAATTTCTTGGCGATGAAGAGCAGTTCCTTGGAGTTGGTCTTCATCCGGGCCATGATGAGCGTGTACGCCCGGTCGATGAAAACCTGAAGCGGCAACCCGCCTTCGAGCAACGACGTGGCCCACGGGTCGTTGACGTTGGGCGCGAAGTCCAACGGCGTCATGGGCCAGGGGTTGCTCGGCTCTTCATGGAAAGCGATGGGCCATTCCAAGCGACGGCGCAACTCGTCGGTCGTTGCCGTCTCGACGACTTCCGGCGGAAGGTTGAGCGGATATTCCATGCCCGGTATACAGGCGAGGAAGATGTTCGGCCCCAGCGTCGCCAACTGTTGGGCCAACTCCTTCGTTTCGCCACTCGCATCCCGGAGGTTCTCCCCGATGCCCATGCGTGAGAAGACCTCGTAATACACGCACACGTCGCGCTGGTCTTCCCCGATCTGCTCGTCGATGTCCGGGTATCTACCCTTCGAGAAACTGCTGCGCCAAGAACCTCGCAGGCGCTCGTGGTCGATCTCCCATCGCTTGGCGGCCTGCCATACACTTTGCACGCGACGGCGCATGATGTACCCGGCATTGCGCAAGCGGCAGCAATCCGGGTCGATGAAGAGGTTGTTCACCGAGTCGTAGGTCGTGACCGGAATCACTCCGCTCGCACCTTCCGCCAACTCGTGCCATCCGACTCCCCTGCCTTTGACCAGCGCCTCCAATCCGACGAGCCACGCCTCGCCTTCCAAGTCGTACTCGTTCGTCAGATAGTTCAGAACGTAAGTCAGCAGCCACGATGCGAGCTGGTGCTCGGTCTTGGGACCGCTGGTCGGGTAGAGGGCCTTCAACTCATCCGGCAGTTCCGGGATGCGCGGGCTGGCCCTTCGCTCCGGCATCGACTGGTGGATGAACGGCAGCATCACCGCCGCGAAGGCCCGCGTCATGTTCAGGCGAGGTTTGACCAATGGCCCCAGATCGTCGGGCAGCGTCTCGCCTTCGCCATCTATCGCCGGGTCCGGCTCCCGATAGTCCTTGCCGTAGAACTGCCAGATTTTGCGCGCGGTTTTGCCGAACAACCGCTCCTTGTGCTCTTCGCACAACTCCTGCTGCTTGCACCACAGGGCGTTGATTTCGGCAAGTAACTGCATGGGATCGCGCTTTCGTTTACTTTACGGGCACGCGGACGGCCGAAGAAACCTTCACGAGTTGCCGTTCCATGTCCTTGACGGTCTTCTGGAGTTCCTCGACGATCGCAAACTGCTCGGCGAACTTCGCTTGCGTGTCCCGCAGTTGGACGATGTACTTGTGCATCGCGTCCAGAGCCATGCGGAATTGCTTCTCGGTCTCGGAGAGGTCGAAGACACCCATGTCCAGGTTCTCTTCGATCAACGACTTGCGAGCGGTAGTCTCAAGAGTCGGATCGGAGACGTGCCACAGTTGGCGAAAGTGCGTCAATCCCGATCCCATGATGAAGGAGAGGGCCTCGACGCTGCGGGTTTTCACTTCTACCACCCAGCCGGCGATGGGCTGGCGCATGTCCGTGAAGCGACTGATGATGATGGGCGTGTTTAATGCCACATGCGGCATCGTCCACACCGGGGCGGAGGTTTCTGCTTCGGCGATCATTCAGAGGTTCCTTTGTGAAACGGAGGTCATTGGGTCTGGGGAAGGTATAAATCAGAGAGGCGGTAGCCTCTTTTCTGCTTAGCGCGGAGGAAGTCGATGGGCAACTTGTGCCGTTGCGGAGGTTCGCTCTCCAGTGGTTCGGGCGGCCAATACGGCGGATTAAAAGCGGCGGCGTATTCCAAGCAGGTAACGAGGTCTTCCGGTCGGTGCTTGTCTTTCTTCCGCTTGTTCTGGCGGTCGGGATCGGTGCAAGCGCCCTTGATCTGCTTGTCGAGTTCCGGGGATACGCCGCGCATGACTTGGAGCATGGGGGTGCCACGAAACGGCGGAGCGCTGCGAATCTGCATCCAGTTCAGGAGCGCCAGTTCGCGGGCCTCCACGTTGGCACATGCCGGGAAGAACCAAGCCATGCCCACCTCGCTACCGGACTGCCGGGTAACGATCCCCGCTTTGCGGGCCGCCACAGCGTACTGTTCCGCAACGCTCAGACCACCCGTCATGCCGCGCTGGCAACCGCCGTGCAGGTCGCAGATGATCCCCTCAAACTTCTGATCGCCTTGCCGGCGAGCAAGTTCGGCTGCCCATCGGTCGGCGTCGTTTTTGCGAATCTCGAAAGCCTGGCAGACCCAACGATGGCGCTCTTCGGGATCGACCGCCAATATCAGCGTGCCACAATGCGTCCGGCCGGGGTCGAGAATTACCCACCGCGCCCAGTCGGCGGGGAGCGCGAATGGATCGCACCCATGCACGCCCATCGCGTCGTAGATGGAGTAGATGTTGTGCTGAACCATCGCCCAGATGCCGTCGATCTTGATGCGCCGCTGGTCTTCTGGCAGCGACGCGGCGTAGGACGCCTTGGCGTCGTCCGGCATAAAGGGATTCATGGACAGCAAACACTTGAACGCACGGATGTCGGGAGACCCCGCCTCGGCCGCCTCGTAGAGTTCGTACAGTTGGCGGTTGACCTTCTCGCCCGTGCCCGACCAAATGCCCTTGGGAGTGTGCGTATCGGATGCGAGGCCCGCCAATCCGCGCGTGACCTGATAGTAGTGGTCCTCGTGGAGCAACTGCTCGTCGAGCAGGGCGAAGTTGTAGTGGTCGCCCTGGGCCGGCGGACTGTTGCTGGACCGCCACAACGAGCGCCAACCAGTGATGAACGTCACGACGCGGGGCACGCCCTTGCCCACGTCTTCCATTGCCACGCTTTTAATGAATCGCTCGGGCAGCAGTGGCGGGGCGTTTTTCCACTTCTCGCGGTAGGCCACGTCGTAAGGATCGAGGTGGGCGGGGTCGTTAGGGTCCGGCCGGACGGCCCGCCAGAGTTTGGTATGCTCGTCCGGGATCATCATAAACGAGGACTCGGTGGCCTTCCGCCAGAGCATCGCAAGCTGGTCGTTGTCCTTGCCGACTACGATGCTGTTGCCGTTGATCCGCGGGTATTTGTCGTAGGGATCGGTTCCCGTCCAGGCTCGCACGGCTTCAGCCATTGCCGTCTCGGTCTTGCTCGCCCGCGTCGAACCCCACAACAGTCGCCATAGGCAACTGGTTTCGTGGAATTGCTCCAGGTGTGGCAGTGCCCGGTACATTCGCATCCCTTCCATTCGCAGGGCGTAGAGGCGTTGGAGGTAACGCACCCTGTCGGTCTTCGGCTTGGGCACGGGGCGCGGGTGGGCCAGCGATTGCAGGGCTTGCATCGCCAACTGCTGAAGGTCCACGTTGTCGGGGACTAATCCGTGCATGCGCCGCCGCCGCGAATGAGGGCTTCCAGGTTCTTGAGTTCTTCCGGCGTGGCCTCACTGGGAGACGGAGCCTCGCCGATCTTCTGCTGCGCCGTCAGGATGCTGATGAGGTACTTCGCACGCTGAGGATTGCCTGGCCCAAGTGCTCTGATGTCGTCCACGATCAATTCCGCCAATCCTTCCGGCCCGTTTACCTTTCGCAGGATGGCCCGCAACGTGTCTTCTGCCGCGATAGAGTCACTGGCCAACACCTGGTCAAGGTCGAAGTCCACAGTGTCGCCGTTAGACTTGCGTGGGCTCGGCATCGAGCACCTCCACTT